ACATGTCGATAATCAAACATGGTTACCATGGTATAACTCACTGGAAGTGTGTTCGAAGCCCTCGATTGGTTTTGATCCTTTGAAGGTAGAGATTGCTATGGACGACTATGCTGGTGGAATTATTGAAGCTTTAGAAAGTCTCCAAGAGATGCATAAAGCCGAGATTAGGCCCCTAACACACCAAGAAACCATTTCTGGTATTACGGGGAAGAGGTTTGTAGACGCGATGGTCACAAAAACCTCAATTGGTTACCCTATTGGGGGACCTAAGTCAAGGCACATGGTTGACTTACCACCAACAGATGAACATGATTGCCCAAGGGATTTCACTCCTGAGATCTTGGCTGAAATCGAGTCTGCACTAGCATCAGCTGATGCCGGTGAATTCATGAATATGATTTTTGGAGCCAGTCTAAAGGATGAACCTACTAAATTTGGTTTGCACAAGGTGAGAGTATTCCAAGCTGCTCCTTTACCATTACAATATGCTATTAGGAAATACTTTTTACCATTGGCACGGGCTTTGTCATTGCACCCGTTAGTTTCGGAATTGGCCGTAGGAATTAATTCTCAAGGCCCTGAATGGAATGAATTGTCAGAATTTATGGCAAAGCATGGCGATGATCGCATTCTTGCTGGAGATTATTCTAAGTACGACTTGCGAATGCCTGCCCAACTCACCTTGGCAGCATTTGCTACTTTAATTCGTATAGCTGAATGGTCTGGTAATTATACAGCACAGGATATCAAAAGGATGCAGGTAATTGCACACGAAGTATGTACACCTTTGGTTGCTTACAACGGTACTCTATTACGCTTTTTGGGAACCAACCCTTCAGGTCAGAACATGACCGTTTATATTAACAGTATCGTAAATTCGTTGTTGCATAGGATTTGCTTTTTTGAGATTTACAAACCCTCAGAAATGGCAAAAATTGGCGAAGAACTCGGCTTAGGCAGACCAGCTGTATACCGGGATATTGTCGCTACGATGACATATGGTGATGACGCGAGAGGTTCAGTCCGAAAGGGCTTTGATCTTTTTAATCACATCAGCATGGCCGATATTCTCAGAGAGAATGATATGGTCTTCACAATGCCCGACAAAGAATCGGAACCTACACCTTATATGAATAGATATGAAGCTGATTTTTTGAAGCGACAGGATAGGTTTGAACCAGAACTAGGTGTTCATGTGGGTATGTTGGATGAGGCTTCGATCTTTAAGTCTCTTCACAGCATTGTTAAATCCAAGACATGCACTACAGAACAAGTATGTGAACAGAATGTTGATGGTGCTTTGCGCGAGTGGTTTTATCACGGACGTGAAGTTTTTGAAAAGCGTAGAGCACAAATGAAGGAGGTTGCTCGTCGTGGTAATCTGTCTTGCGAAACTTTGGATGAAGATTTCGATAGCCGCGTTGACGCTTGGAAGAAAAAGTATGAGTACACACCTCAGAGTGGTATAATTACTACAGAATCTGATGATAAGGGATTTTCTATCGAGTCGGTAACATATGATGCTACTATTGTCCCACCTATCTCAGAAGTGACTGCTGTCGCTGATGAAGATGAATTAATTGCGGCTGTGAAGTCTGTTTTGGGGGAACCCAATTATGAGCAGTATAATATAGTTGCACAAGAATTTGGTCAAGGTGACTTATTGTATAATAGTG